TCATCGTCGGTGAGTACCATCCGGGAGTGGTAGATGACTTAGAGGGTCTTTGGAATCATATAAGAAAAACTCATCGACTACATGTATCACCCAATCATTTATTTTTCGCTGTTGCCCTATGACACACAAAAGCATTAAACATAATCCGTACAGCATTGTAAAAATGTTTGAGGAAGAAGTGGCGCACTACACTGGAGCGCCCTTTGCTGTAGCCGTTGATAGCTGTACCAATGCATTATTCCTGTGCTGCAAGTATCACAATGTAGAGGAAGTTATAGTACCCAAAAAGACTTACCTATCCGTACCTATGTCTGTGATTCACGCCGGGGGAGAAGTGGTCTTTGAGGACGCTGATTGGTCCGGGGCTTATCAACTCAAGCCGTACCCAATATACGACTCAGCAAAGCGACTCACCTCAGACATGTACATCCCTGGAACTTCCATGTGCCTGTCTTTTCATATTAAGAAAACACTAGCCGTAGGAAAAGGAGGGATGATTCTTACAGATGATGAAAAGATGGTGGAGTGGTTGAAGAAGGCACGATACGAAGGTCGAGGAGAAGTGAATTACAAAGACGATAGGATTGATATGCTTGGGTGGAATATGTACATGACCCCACAACAGGCGGCACACGGTCTAGCTCTTATGCAGAACTACCCCGAACATACGCCTGACCTAGGCGAAAACAATGGTTACCGGGACTTGACTGAGTTCCCAGTATTTAAGGAGTGTAAAGTAATATGAAACAAGAAATCAAAAAAGGAGAAGTATACCTAGTAACAGGAGGCACCGGGTTTCTGGGAGCTAAACTGATTGAGTACATTTTAGAGTGCGGAGGTCTAGTTAGGGTTCTCGCCAGAAACGAGGGTAACCTAATTAAACTTTCAGAGAGATATCCTGTAGAGACTTTTCCGGGGGATGTGTCAGACGAGCTAGAAGTAAGACAGGCTATGAAAGGCGTGAAAGGAGTCTTTCATTTAGCAGCTTCCAAACATGTTGGCTTGGCTGAAAAGCATCCGAGAGAGGCAACCAAAACCAATGTGATAGGCTCGATGAATATTTTTCATTGCTCCCTAACCCAACCGCTGGATTTTGTTATCTCTATTTCTACCGACAAGGCGGCACAAGTGGCGGGTGTTTACGGCGCAACAAAGCTGCTTATGGAACGGTTGGCGGCACAATACCAGGAACTCAACCCCGACTGCGCCTACAGAATTGTTAGGTATGGAAATGTTTTGTATTCCACTGGGTCTGTTTTGTGTAAGTGGAAAGATTTGATTCAGGAGGGCAACGAGGTTATCGTTACGGATAAGAACGCCACCCGATTTTTCTGGACAATCGATGAAGCAGTTGAAACCATTAAGATGTGTATGCTGCATTCCGTAGACAGCACACCCTACTGCCCTTCAATGAAGTCTATTAAAATTGAGACTTTGCTAGAGAGTATGGTTGAGAAGTACGGTAACGGAAAGAAAATCTCTGTAAAAGAAATCGGGCTTCAGCCAGGAGAAAACCTACACGAAAAGATTCTCGAAGAGGGTCCGTACTCTAATGAAGTAGAGTCTTACACAAAGGAAGAAATCCTGAAAAGAATATGAGCCTCTCAATACTAGTTGGAACTTGTGATGATTATTTGGAGTTTATGCCTAACTCTATGGCATTGATGGATAGGTATTTACCAGATGAACTTCCTAGAATTGTAGCAGGGGAAACCCAAGCCATTGAACACCCAAACTATGAGTGGTGTTTGCCCGGAAAGGGGGCATGGGGCAAGAGAATGGTAGAGGCTTTGCAGAAGGTAAAGACTGACTATGTATTCTTTACTTTGGATGATTACTACTACTCACAAAAACTAACCAAGGAGTTTTTTGATTGGCTGTTGGTTTTTATGGAGAGAGAAAAGGCTGACAAGCTGTGCCTCAATCCCGTTCCATCCATGGCCAACTACCAATACACCGAGACCGTAGACACAATTAAAAGAATGGCTCCCTATAGTAACTGGCTAACTTCCGTTCAGCCAGCGATATGGAGAACCGAGCATCTTCTTCGTTTGATGCACGAGGAGTACAGCCCTTGGTCTTTTGAAGTCGAGGGGTCTGAAAAAGCCAGACACCAAGAAAAGAATCATTATGTTATTAAGTTGGATGAGCCTGTCTACTTCAATTTTGTTAGACAAGGAAAGTGTAAGACGATAGGATGGGAGAAGTTTTTGGAGCAGGAGGGGCTGGCATGAAAATAGCTGTTTGTCTGCATGGGTATTACGGGACTGTAAGCACAGGAGACATGACCACAGGCTCTAAATCAGCAGAGAAGATTAAAGACTTCTTCTCTGGTAGGGACGTAGACTACTTTATACATTGCTGGCAGCCGGAACACGAAACCACGCTACGAGACTCGTACTCTCCCAAAAAGATTGTGTGCGAGAAACAGAAAGACTTTTCCCCTGTGATGGTAAAGCATGGTTTGGACCAGTCCTGGTTCGATGAAGGCTTTGACCGACCAAGAACCATGTACAGGAATGCTCAAATCTCTAGGAGCTTATCATTTTTGTACAGCAGGTCAAAAGCCTTACAGCTTCTAGAAGGGGAGTATGATAGAGTTTTTATTATGAGGTTGGACATAGGAAATGTCGGACCCGACGACGTAAACTTTCCACACAGATTTGATTTTGATTCCGACGAAAAATATGTCTATTCAGTTTATTGGAATCAGCTAAACGCTGGGTTGGGGGATATGTGGTTTGTGTGTAACCAGAAAGATGCGGAAATCATGTCTACTGTGTATGACAAGTCACTGGAGTACTATAAAAAAGACAGTGGGTATGTTAGAGCCATGCTTTGGGGTTGGCCCGATAGCGAGTGGTTTCCGTTTGAACTAGCTGGGCGCGACCCCAGAGAGTTCAGTAATGTTGTTCTTTCACAAAACAAACCCACAGATTTAATGACATACCCCAAATGGTATTGTGTAAACAACCACAATATGTATAAGTACTTTTTCATAGATACCGGGTTGTACCAACGAACAAAATACATTTAATGACCAAAGCAGTATTATTTGATTTAGACGGAGTGCTGGTTGACGCTTGTGACTGGCACTATGAAGCGTTAAACCGAGCCTTGAAAGAGGTTGCTGGGTATGAGATATCCAGACAAGACCACGAAACAACATACAACGGGCTACCAACAAAAGTAAAACTGAAAGCCTTGGCCGAGAAAGGACTCGTCCAAGAAAGCGACATCGAGCGCATTTCAGAGCTTAAACAAGAGCTAACCGTTGGCGTGATTGAAGACCTTTGTACTGTAGATTTCTCCAAAACTCAGTTGATGGCAAGACTGAAAAAGGAAGGATACAAACTTGCTTGTGTTACGAATTCCATTAGAAAAACCGCTCGTTTGATGTTAAAGAATAGCGGTGTATTGGAGTACCTGGATTGTGTGATTTCAAATGAAGATGTTTGTAACGCCAAACCGCACCCCGAAGGATACATAAAAGCATTAGTTATGCTGAATTGTTTGCCTCAAAACGCTATTATAGTAGAGGATTCACCGAAAGGTATCCAAGCTGCGAAGCTGGTAGGAGCCAAGGTGGTCGAGGTTGCTAATGCGACTGAAGTAAACGGAGGTATGAAACTATGAATATTTTGATTCCCATGGCAGGTGCTGGTTCACGCTTTGAGCAAGCTGGATATACTTTTCCCAAACCTTTGATTGAGGTTCACGGCAAACCAATGATTCAGAAGGTTGTTGAGAACTTGAATCTAGATGGGCGGCACATCTTTATTGTGCAAAAAGAGCATTACGAGAAGTACGCTCTTCAGTACCTACTACCTTTAATTGCTCCTGGATGCGAAATCATTCAAGTAGAGGGCATGACAGAAGGCGCTGCCTGTACGACGTTGCTGGCGAAGAAGTTTATTGATAATGATGCCCCTCTTATTACTGCCAACTCAGACCAGTTTGTTGAGTTTGAGGATGGGTGGCAAGAGGAGCTTAGTGGCGATGGAAGCATTCTAACCTTTGAAGCTACCCACCCCAAGTGGAGCTTCGCTAAAGTAGAAGAAGGTCTAGTAAAAGAGGTCGCTGAAAAGAAGCCTATTAGCAGCACCGCTACAGTTGGGGTGTATCACTGGGCAAAAGGCTCTGACTATGTTAAATACGCGGAGCAGATGATTGAAAAGAACATTCGCGTAAACAACGAGTTTTATGTTTGCCCTGTGTTCAACGAAGCGATTGCGGACGGCAAACAAATCAAAACTATCCCCGTCAAGCGTATGTGGGGACTAGGTACTCCAGAAGACCTCAGAACTTATCTTTCGGAATATAAGGGATGATACACACAATAGCACATAGAGGCAACACCAAAGGTAAGACTAACAAGGAGAATCTACCTTTGTATGTTGAGAATGCTTCGATACAACATTATGTGGAGGTAGATGTTTGGTATGTCAGCGGGAAGTTCTTTTTAGGACATGACACACCACAATACCATATCTCAATTGATTTTTTAAAGAACGAGAAGCTTTTTTGTCATGCAAAAAACATAGAAGCTCTTCACGCTATGCTGAAGGAACCCGACATCCACTGTTTTTGGCATGAGGAAGATTTGGTGGCTCTCACATCAAAAGGGTTCGTATGGAAGTACCCTGAAGTATACTATGAAGGAAAGCTTTGGGGGGTTTGCTCTGATTGGGTAGATAATTAGGATAAGAAATATATGGCACGATTCAAAAATAATACCGGACGAGATGTTTACCTGGACCTTGGAGGTCTTAGAAGAATTGCCCCTGATGAGATAGTGGATTTGGTGGGGACTTACTCTATGCCCCCACTTACACTACTGGATATGCAGTCTAAAGATTTCGCGCCGCCGAAACCAAAGGCGAAGAGACATCCCAAGAAACCTTCACCGAAGGGAACTAGTGGTACTATATAAGTTTATGGTACGCCCTAATCACCCTATCGCCCGTAGACGCGCTCTCCTAGCCGAGATTGCCGCTGCAAAGGCTGCTGAAGAAGCCGCTGCAAAGGCTGCTGAAGAAGCCGCTGAAGAGAAGCCAAAATCCAAAAAGAGAACTACAAAAAAATCTAGTAAATAACAACGAGAGCGGGGATACCACAATATATAAAGATAGGTAAAAACTATGGCTCCTATCCCTGTAACTCCCACGAATGTTAGCCCTTCCTACCCCGTTTCTGGGGGTTCCGGAAACACTACGGTGTCCGGTCTATCACCAGCTTCCGGCTTCGTAGGGGCGTCTGGACAATTTTCTGGTCCTCATTATATTGAAGAACAGTCGCTAACTGTAAATTATTGGCGCGTACCAAGCTACAGCTTCAATAGGGTACAGTCTACCGATTTTAGTTTGTCGTCCGCAAGCCCAACAGACACCGTAGTATCTGGAAACGTCCAAAACACAATGGTATGGGCAAAGGTGACGGCGACGACTAGGGCAGTTAAAAGTTATGACCGCTTCAACACCTCCTCTTACCAACAACCGCAAAGGTTTGAAATCTTATCCACAAGTGCGGATGTTAATGGCAAGACCTACGGTGTTGTTTCAAACGGAACTTTAGGTCCAGCAGGAACCATTAATACCTCCCAAAAGTTCTACCTGAGACGACCCTGGGAATCAAGCGACGTAGAAATCGATTATACGACGCAGGGGTATACTTACTCTTTCGCTCCCACCCCAATCGACGGTGGGTTTTCTTCGACCTACGCGCCTTGGATGACATCACAATCTGATTTGGTAAACGACGTTACCATCGACGCAATCGATAAGTTCCCTGAGCTTAATTGGCAACTTGCGGATGTCCGGATTAATAATCGGATGTCGGCAGGTATCCTATATGGACCCTATTTGGCGGCAAACGAACAAACTTCTTTTGTAGAAGATGTTATAGACTTCTGCGGAAACGGTATCTCGAACGGACAATACTTGTATAATGGTGATTTGGCGACAAGCTCAGTAGACTATCAGGTAGCGCAAGGCGCACTCTCCGAGTTCGACACTAGTGCCGGGGGCGCAAACCCATACTACCAGACATCCCGCCACGACTACAGCTAACCAAAAAAAGTAAAGGAAGTATAAGTCAAAAACATAATCAGCCATGCCTATAATAGGGCATGGCTGATTTTTTAGATGATATCTGCAAGCGTCTAGACGGCGCAAACCTTCTATCTGAGGAAGGTCAAGTGCATGGCTTCGTGGATTCTGGTTCTTACGCTTTGAATAAGATTATTTCGGGCGAGTACAAAGGAGGTTTCCCTATCGGCGGAATCACAGAAATCTACGGCGAATCCTCGACAGCGAAAACCGTCTTTCTTACACACGCTTTCGTCGGCGCACAAAAGAAAGGGTACTACACTGTGATGGTGGATAACGAACACGCCTATTCACCTTCCTTTGCACAGACTCTTGGAGTGGACTCGAACAAGTTGATTTACGCGATGCCCGAAACCATGGAAGACTGCTTTGAGACGATTGAGAACGCGATTCGCGCTATCCGTGAACATGATAAAGATACTCCGATTGTTATCGGGTATGATTCAATCGGTGTCTCCCCCACCCGCAAGGAGATGGAAGGCGACCTAGGGAGTAATAGCGAAATCTCTGGCGCTTTGCGAGCAAAAGTTGCGGGACAATGCCTTCGCCGTATCAACCCTCTGCTAAGAAAGTATAAAGCCGCCCTTATTATCATCAATCAGGTTCGCAGTAAAGTAGGTCTTGTTTTCGGTGACCCAAGAACAAAGGCTGGTGGAGGCAAAGCTCTTTTGTATTATTGTGCGGTGTCGTTAGAGACAGGCTCCACCAAGAGCGATGTGCTTTATGATGACCTTAAAAACCCCACAGGAATCAAAGGAACCATCAAGTGCGTGAAAAATAAAGTAACAGTTCCCTACCAGGACTGCGAGTTCAAGCTGATGTATAACGAAGGACTTACCCGAGACTACGGACTTACTTCGTCAGCGTATAAGAACGGGATGGTTACAATGCCTTCGAAAGGTTGGTATTCCTTGGATGGGGAAACCAAGTTCCGCGCAGCAGAACTAACGAAGACACTCGGAGAAATGATTGAGGAAGGGTCGCTCAAGTGATTAGAATAGATGGAATAACGCGCTTCCGGCGGCTATAATAGCTTGTAACCCTGATTTGCGCCCCCCTGGGGCGCGTACCACAAACAAAAACAATGCAACAAAACGAGTACGACGACTGGAACACTTTCCAGATTTTCCGACCAGATAGGGAGAATATAGACTGGGATGTGTTCTGGTACGAACTTCTGGTCGAATTTCCTATTTTTCTTTTGGTTGTTTTCGTAGCAGCAAATCTGTCCCGTATTTGGTTAGGACTTAATGTTATTAACCTAAAGAACGCTGCCCAAATAACGGGAGTTATTCCAGACAAGGAAACGGATGAACTGATGGCGGCACTTGAGAAAGAGGAGAAGGCGCAGAAAGCGCAGAGCAAGTCCAAGCGACGCTACGAGGTCGTGTCTGCGTATAACGAGGAACACAAAATTGAGGATGATTTTGGTTTCGATGACTAAATAAGGTTAGAGGATTCCCCACATGGCTAAAGCAAAATCAGGAAATGTAGAGGTTAGTGCCGATAAAAAAGGCAAGCTAGACACTTCTAAAAAGTCTCGTGTAACCGTACACAAATCTATCTCTGATGCGCTTTCTAAGCGTAACTACGGTCATGTGTTTACTACACCAGCTTCCGACAGAATCTATGTAATCACACGCGGAACTTGGGGCGAGAAGTCCAAAAATAAGGTTGTGAAGGGTTTTCCAAGCGAAACCCCAATGAATGTTATCAAGGCTTACTCCAAGAGAACGAATGTAAAGCATGGTCCTGCTAAGATGCCAAAAACCCCCAAGGGACTGGCTAAAGCTGGGTACGCAACGAAGAAATTCAAAAACCTTCAGAAAAGGAAAAAACGACTAGATTAATGCCGACAATTTACACTCCCAAAACAAGTTACTTCTCTGAGCCTAGAGTTCAGAAACTTGCCAAGGATGTTGTCCGTGACTGTGCTAAAGATAGGCAGATGGCGCTGGAAGCGTTTGAGTATTTCAAGAAGATGGTAGCGGATAATCCTCTAGATGATAAAGCAAAGACAGAAATGTCTAAAGCTCTGGACCTAGCGCAAGGCGCAAACGACAAGGTTGTGAAGGTATTGGATTTGATGCTCAAGATGACTCAAGCCGAGATGAAGACCTCCAAGAAACCTGAAAATATGTCGTTTGAAGACCTAGACCGATGAAGAAAGAGTTCAAGAACAAGTTTATCGTTTACTCACATACCCTCGACCGCTTCATTCCAATTCGGAAACTGGACGAGGACGACTTAGAAAAGCTGGTATTATCCGTACTGGATGAGGTAGTTACTCCCAACTACTCCATTACTGAGTATGTTGATTTCTTGGTGGAGCGTCTAGTTATTGGCTACGACTCTGTCAAGAAAACCTGTACGGCGGATGCACCAGCGGGTGATGACCCCTACGGCTCCGTAGAAGGCGCGTTATTTGAATGTGTAATCGAAATCTACCGAGGGTTCTCCTTGGATATGATAAACGGAACCATCAACTCCTATCTCGACGAGAAAGGACGGGGAATCGCCCCAGACACAAAAAAAGCACTCACCTTCTCAGACTTCTCTAGTATTGAAGAGCGTATGAAGAAAGCAATTGTGGGGCAGGACGCCGCGATTGAAGAAGTGATGCGCCAGCTTCGTTTGATGAAGTCTGGGTTGTGTGCGAACTCCAACCTGTTTTTTATTGGACCAACAGGCGTCGGCAAAACAGAACTCTCGAAAGAACTCTCTCGTCAGATTTTCGGCAGCCAAAAAAAGCTCATGAAAATCAACTGTGGAGAGTATTCAAACGCTCACGAATATGCAAAACTCATTGGTAGCCCACCAGGGTATATCGGACATAACGAGAAAGGTATTCTTGCCGAGAAAGCCGAGAAATCAGATGAGTGGGTGATTGTATTTGATGAGATTGAGAAAGCTCACGACAAACTGTTCGATTTGCTCTTGAATCTTATGGATGAAGGAACAATTACCGATTCTCACGGAACAGAGTTGGATTTCAAGAAGTCCCTGATTATCTTCACTAGTAATGTGGGTTTGAAAGAAGTCTCAAATAAAACCAGTCTAGGGTTTGGGGATATTCGATACACCTACGAAAACAGTAAGGATGATGTGAACAAAGCCTTCAAGGATAGATTCTCTCCCGAGTTTCGTAACCGCCTCGACGCTGTTGTGTTCTTCAACCAACTGAACAAGAGCGACGCAGAAAAAATCGTCCAGTTACAGTTAAAGAAGTTGCCCATCCGAATCACAAAGAAACTGGTTTCTTATGTGGTCGGGGAGTCCTTCTCAGAAGAGTACGGCGCTCGGAACGTGAATAGGTTTATCAAAAACAACATCACTATCAAAATCGCTGACGAGATTCTACGCGGCTCGGACTGTGCGAAATACAAGGCAGTGTTCAAGGGAGCCTCCTTCGTGGGCGTGGAGCCTTGCTAACCTGAACCAAGGTTCTCGTCATACCCAAAGAATTTCCAAATTTTCCGCGCCAAATCGCGCAGCCAGACCTATAATAGGTCAAGAGAATGGGACGGTCCTCTCGACCCCCCACAACTAAGCAACAAACAACAATAACACCATGTACGACAAAGAGTTTAGCTACAAGAACTTCAACGGCGACCCGAACCCCTCTGTTCTGGTTACTGCTGAGAACCAACACTCCCTGCGAGGCTTCAACCGCAACTACATGACCAAGGGTCAGGCGACCCGAATTCAAAACGAGTGGCGGAAGATTCAAAACCAGCCGTGGTCGCTGCAAACCAAGGAGCGTGTTCTGATGAAGCGCGTCGGCGCACCTGCCCGTAACTCCTTCCGGAGCTACCGCAAGAGCCTGATGAGCTAACGAACAAGTTTTAGTTTTACCTTTATAGCGCGGGAATTTTTCTCGCGCTATTTTTTTTGTTTGGCTATAATGAAAGCAAGCCATGAGCGACAAAAAGGAAAACAAAATCAAGGGCGTAATCCTAGCTGGAGGAAAAGGTTCACGCTTACATCCGGTTACATACGCAACAAACAAACACCTGCTGCCTGTTTATGATAGACCGATGGTGTATTACCCTCTCCAAACACTTGTGGATGCAGGGGTTGACGAAGTGATGGTCGTTACGGGAGGAAATCACGCTGGAGACTTTATTCGGGTTCTCCGAAACGGCGAAGACTTTGGTCTACTAAATATAAACTATGGTTATCAAGAAGGCGAAGGTGGGATTGCGGCTGCACTCTCTATGGCAGAATCTTTTGTTGGCGACGACAAGTGCGTGGTTATTCTTGGGGATAATATTATTGCTGATGATATTCGCGGGGCTGTGGACGCTTTTCGTGTTGACGGAGGTTGTCACATCTTTACCAAGGAAGTTCCAGACCCTGAAAGATTCGGTGTGGTGGAGTATGACTCAGAAGGTTCGATAGTCGATATCATCGAAAAGCCTGTCACCCCTCCCTCCCATGACGCTGTAATAGGTCTTTATATGTACGACAACACCGTGTTCGATAAGATTCGCCAACTAAAGCCTTCTTCTAGAGGAGAGCTAGAGGTTACTGACCTCAACAGAGCGTACCTAAACGAAGGTCGCTTAGAAGCCCATAAGATTCAAGGAACCTGGATTGATTGTGGAACCTTTGATTCTTTGGCACGAGCATCTCACAAGTTCTACGAAGATAAAAATGTTTAGACGACGCATTCCCGCGAGCCGCCACCCCATCACTATACATAGAAGACGACAACAGACCTTTTTCCTGAAACACAAACCCTCCCCACAAACTTCAAATGGCAAAAATCCACCAACTACCTAAGTTCGCAGATTGCCGAGGTTGGAGCCTCAACGACATTTACGAGCTTTGCGACCTTACCCCTAACTGCCAAATCAACTACAGTATTCTTTATCCTGGTATCGTCAAAGCATGGCACAGACACCAGAACCAAGACGATTACTTTTGTGTGTTGAATGGCATGGCACAAGTAGGTGTTGTATGTAACGACGGCACACACGCCCAAAAGTTTTTCATTGGAGAACACAATCCAGCCGTGGTACATATCGAAGCTGGAGAGTGGCACGGACTAACGGCTGTAGGAACTGAACCTGTAGGGCTGTTATATCTCGTAACCAATAAGTACGACAAGGATTTCCCCGACGAGGAGAGAACGCCACACCATTCATTCGTAGGACGGGATTGGTGGTTGCCAAAGAATAAGTAATGAGCAAATCAAATATTATTGTAACAGGCGGGTACGGGTTTATCGGCTCACGATTTGTAAAGTATGTTATCGAGAATACCGACAACGATGTAATTCTCATTGACAAGAAAACATACGCTGCGGATACGAACCGCATTTCAAGCTGGTTCGACCCCGAAAAACATGAAGGCAGAATCCAACATTTCGTTGAAGATATTGCTGACCCAGACCTGAACGAGAAAATCGGGGGTCTTTTCGGAAGTGCTTCCCATGTCGTCAACTTTGCTGCTGAGACTCATGTAGATAACTCTATCTCAGACGGTTCTCCTTTCATGAAAACCAATGTGCAAGGCGTATTCAATCTTCTAGAAATTTGTCGGAAGCACAGCCCAAAGCTGCGCCGCTTCGTTCAGATTGGCACTGACGAGGTGTATGGAGATATGGATGACCTGAGAGGCACAGAGAGCGGCGCTGACGAGAGTTTCAATCTTAGGGCTAGTTCCTACTACTCTGCGTCAAAAGCCTCCGCAGACCTCCTAGTGCAAGCCTGGGGAAGAACCTACAAACTTCCGTACCTCATCACGAGGTGCTGCAACAACTACGGTCCAGGTCAGGATGAGGAGAAGCTCTTGCCTAAGATGGTCAAGTGTATCAAAGAGGATAAGGCTATTCCGGTTTATGGAGACGGCTCCCAGACACGGGAGTGGATTTCTTCCGACGAACACGCCGAGACTGTTTACAAACTGATGATGACCGCTCCCCGTGATGAAGTGTTCAACATCGGTTCTCCCCAAGCCTACACAAACATAAGCATTATTCGTAGCCTAGAACAGAGACTAGGTAAGGCTATCAAGTTTGAGTATGTAACAGACCGTCTGGGACACGACAAACGCTACACCATTGACTGCACGAAGCTACGACAGTTTCTTCCTGTGGTGGATGCTTACTACCAAGACCTGCTGGAGTTTCTAGAGTCTGAACTATCTAATTAGTATGCTGGAAAACAAAACAATCGTGGTGTTCGGAGGTTCGGGTCGTCTAGGCTCGGACCTCGTTCCTTTGCTCAAGAATGCGGGAGCAAATGTAATCTGTCCCTCTCACTCGGAAGTTGATGTCGCTGTTTCCAAAGGTGTGTGGGATGTTATCTCGCAGAACCGACCTGATATTGTGCTTAACCTAGCCGCCTATACGGATGTTGCAGGAGCCGAAACGCACACCGGGAAGTGGGAGGCTGTGAGAGTAAATATGCAAGGAAGCCAGCTTGTGTGCCAAACAGCACACGAGTTTGGTAGTAAGGTGGTTTATATCTCCACCGACTATGTTTATCCAGGAACCAAAGGTCCGTATCGAATCGAAGATGCTGACCCGCAAAATAACTACGGCTTGACGAAATTCCTGGGCGAGTCGTACTGTGATAAAAAGTCTGACCTTATTATTAGAACTTCGCTGAAGTCCCGAGATACCTGGAGCGAAAATACATTTACGAAAGTATTCCACCCTGTTCTAACGAACGCCGACTGGGTGGATGTTATTGCCAAAAAGATTGCCGAGGCAATTGTGAAGGAGAAAGTAGGTATTATCAATCTAGGTACAGAACCTAAAACACTTCTCAGTCTGGCAATGTCGCAATATCCAGAAGTAGAAGCTGTAAGCCCTGATGATGTGGACCTTCCCTACATCTACCCTAAAGATTGTTCGATGATGCTGGACGAGTAGTATAAATAGCCTATATATCTTTATGAGCCGTTCCGCGTTTTCACTCCCACTAGGGTTTGCCCGAACATCGTCCCCCGCATTTCAGAGGGAGTGGCAATCATTACAGTCCTCTGCGGTTGATATTTCTGACCTAGGAATAAATGCTACTAGAGATATCACCTTGTCCCCGTCGTCCACACAGGCATCAGGGACTGTTTATGTTTGGGGTTTTTCTCTTGTTACCACTTTTGCTACTATTGGTGCCGCTGGGTGTGCTGGGATTATTGAGGATGAAGACGGAAAAGAATATTACGGTGCTGCCGCAACCAACGCTGGACCCTTCATGATTGCTTGGGATGCTCCCGTCAAAATCACAGAAAATTCAAAACTGATATACAGGGCAAAAACGAACCATTCGTTTGACAGCAATACTAGTATCATCACCCTGTATTATACTGTGGCGACAGAGGAGGTTCCATATTAATGGCTCCAGTGGACCCATATTCTTCTAGCTCCTTTGGCTCCACCTTCGCTTCACGACCCGGTGCGCTGAAGCGCGATACTCCTTTAGAGGCTTTGTTTATAAATACTAGCGGCGCTGCGGGAGCCGATATGCCTTTGTTCTCTGGTACTGCTGGAGATAATCCTGTATACAACCACCAAGGAGGAATTCCCGAAGGAAAAACCCTTTCTATCTTTGGTATTACCGCCGCAAACGCGAACAGCGCAAGCACGAACAAAGCCAATCAAACGGCGGTGTTTGTAGTCTCAGGGAACACAGGAGCGGGAACCACTGCGTACCAAACGAGTTCTTTGTCATGGAGTGCTAAAGCGACTGGACCGTTTTTTCTTTCTCTAGATTTGCCGATTCAGTTTGATGGACCGTGTGATGTTTGGGCAACCCAACTCACTCAGACCTCCGCTCCATTCAATGCATACAACTACACCACACTCAACTATGTCATCACGGATTCTAACAATCTGAGGGACACATTATAGTCCTGGAAAACCTAGACAAGCAGAAGCATGGTCCCGATTCGAAGTACAATTTATGAGATTCCGGCAGGAGAATTTACTGGCTTAACGTACACGCTAAAGTTGGTCGATGCTAGTGGTTCCTCCCAAGCCCTACTTCCCAACTATTATGTAAACATCACCAACGGGGGACACTCTCCCTTTACTGATAACGATACTGGTGGCTGGAAACCCTCCGCCCACCTAGCCAGAGTGACCTCTGACCCTTTTGGAACCGGGGATTTGGGGACAACTGTGGGTTCTGATGAGATTATCCTGACCAGGGAGGTTTCTGAGGGCGATTGGACAGGCGTTATTGAAGTTATTGAGTGTACTGATGCGGCTGATGCCGATGGCTTCACCCTTCTTGATGTTAAGAATATTTCCTGGGGGGCTTCCGTATCCGCCGTAAGCTCTACTGCGGTTGCAGCATGGACGGATATTGATAAAGTCGTACCTTATCATGGAGGTACAACTATTCCAGCAGGGTCTGACTTTAGGGACCGTGCTGTAGGCTGGGGTACGAGAGTTTTCCCATACTTGGACGGAGCGACTCCCAAACTAGACCTCCAAAGAAACCGTATTAGAAGTAACGGCATCGCTACCACCGCTCAACAGAATGACACTGAATATATTGTAGAGTACAACTCCAATTACAGTGTTCAGAGAGTAGACCTTGATGTAGCATCTACCGCCGCATACCCTTCTTGGGATACGGTTGATATCACTCCTGTATCCAGAAAGAACACCTTTGTCTATGCTAGATTTTGGGGCGAAGGAGCTAACGACGCTGGTTGGACTCATGTAGACCGCCCTGTAGTCCTAGGTCCAAGCGGGGGGAGTGATTCTGCCACCGAGTCTAAGATTGCTACCACCGCGTATTGGGCTGGTCTAGAGATTAGTGGTAAGGTGTACGTTGTAACCAACTCTAATCAAAGAGTAGCTTCATTTGAGTACGAAGACCTTCTTCCTAGAGGGACTTTATCTGCTACGGCTGCCATCTCAACTGTAGTCGATGAAACATATACCTCCAATGGAAATGTTACCGTTGTAGCTGGAGCCAGAAGCTTTAATATTAAGAACGTTCTGGTTGGTGACAACCTTGTAAACTCTAAGTCTTGGCCCGTCCATCTTGTAACTGTAATCCCCACTTCTCTAACAACGGTTGAAGCAAAGAGAATTAGAAGCACATTAGGAGCGGACCCTGAAGGTTCTGTAGAGGCATCGTACATTCAGTTCATCGACTTTGCTGGTGTTGCTGGCGGAAACGCTGACAAAATCGATGCCTTGGCTTCCACTGTAACAGCCAGTAGAACCAACTACATCCCCGCTAGCACTCAAGAGACTGTATCAATCACTGTTACCGTAGTTGACACTAATGGAATTAATGTTGGCGGCGTAACTGTTGAGGGTTCGACTGATTTAGGTAACTTCATCATCGCATCTGCTGTTACTAATAGTGATGGTGTTGCGGTCTTAACTATGTCTTCCGACGCGGTTGGTACAGCAACGCTAACTGTTGTAGCTAACCAGGAGACGGCTGGACCCGTAGAGCTTACTGCTCCTAGCATTACCTTTATTGAGCTTCCAACTAACTATGGTGCTAGGATTTCTTTGAACATTAACCAAGTCACAGACTTCTCAGAAGGTCAACCGTTCATTGACATGTTTCTGGCATCGAGACAGCCCAGCATTTCCTATGCCTCTGGCGGTCCATTCCATGTTAGCTCCCTTGAGGATTTCGATTCGGCAGGGTGGCAACAAAGCTGTACAACAGACCAGATTCTAAACTATGTTCTAAGAACAGAAGGAACAGGTTCATATGCTTCTGGAAACTATGTTTTAACATATTCAGGAGGTGCGCTTGGTGGAGACTTAGCTAGTCAAATCTTCATTGTTGGTGGTACTGAAATCAGTAACGCTAATAAGAGAATTGAGTTTACCTGGAACGGTACTAACGACCTTTACTTTAGAATCAGACCTACCGCCGCAAATATGACCGCCCTTAACTACGTAAGTGGTTGTCAGGTATTAGCTGCATCAGATGAGGGAACCTACAATGTGTCGCAACCGTTTAGACAGAAGTGGTTGGATACACTCGAAGGGATTGAAGTTCTAAGGTTCATGAGTTTCACTCAGACCAACAACAACACCGTCTCCTCTTGGGAGCAACGCTCTCTGACTTCTGACAGTAATGTTAACACTTTCCTATATGACCCCGACTACTCTCCTACTACGAGAAGAAGAAAGGGAGTACCTTGGGAGTGGGTAATTGAGATGTGCAATCAAGTTAGCGCAGACGCATGGATTAACGTACCTCAAAGAGCCGACGATAATTACGTATCAAGTCTAGCTACCCTTTTCATAGGCAATCTAAGAAGCGACCTACGAGTATTCATTGAGTACAGTAATGAAACTTGGAACCCCCTATTTACCGCTGACAACTACCTAGCTGATGTGTTAGTACCGCAATATGGCATTCCTGCTGGTGGAACTGCTTGGCTCCAAGCCTACGCTACTAGGTCTTGCGAAGTGTTTGCTATATTTGATACAATATTCTCGGAAGCTCCTCATAGGGTTAAGAAGGTAATCGCTGGTCAATCGGCTAACTCCGCTAGAGTAAACGATATTCTAACTACTGATGTTAGCATCGGAACTTCTCTTTCTGGAACCGCTGTCCAACACACCGACTATTACGCCATTGCTCCTTATGTTGGAAATAACGTAGAGGAAACCACTGCTCAAGCTGCATACGACGCTATGATTGTAGACTTTAGTTCTGCTGTATTCAACAGCGGAGGTGAATTAGAGCAGAACGTAAATGCCCTGGCAGCTCTAAGCACTGATGTTACCCTCATTGGATACGAAGGTGGACAGCACCTAACTGTTCAAGGCAGCCAAACCTCGGATGTAGTCAGAGACGCTAACAGACTCCCCGCCATGAGAGGATTCCATAAGAAGTACATGAATGCCTGGGATGACTTAACCGGAAGCGGCATGATGTCTATCTTCTCTCACGTATGGCAACCTGTGAACTCGGGGGCTTGGGGTCTTCTGGAAACCCTGGATGATTACGGAGAATCGCCCCAGGATGGCAACTATAAGTGGTACGGCTGGCAAGACTGGAGGGACTCTATTCCCCCAGATGCTCCTGCCTCCCTGCCACTCCTGCCGTCGCTTCCAAGGAACTCGTATTCCTGGAGCGCCTACGGCTCTACCTTCGCTTCACGACCCGGTACGCTGAAGCGCGATACTCCTCTAGAGGCTTTGTTCGTAAATACTAGCGGAGCCGCAGGAGACGATATGCCTTTGTTCTCTGGCACTGCTGGGGATAACCTAGCATACAACCACAACTCGGGAGTTCCCGCAGGAAAAACCCTTTCTATCTTTGGTATTACCGCCGCAAACGCGAACAGCGCCGCAACAGACAAACTGAATCAGACGGCGGTACTTGTAGTCTCAGGAAACACAGGAGAAGGGACCACTGCGTACCAAACAAGTTCTCTCGCGTGGACTGCCAAAGCGACTGGACCGTTTTTTCTTTCCCTAGATTTGCCGATTCAGTTTCATGGACCATGCGATGTCTGGGCAACTCAGCTTACTCAGACCTCCGCTCCATTCAATGCATACAACTACACCACAATCGACTATATCATCACGGATTCTAACAATCTGAGAGACACATAGTTGTAAGGTAACGCATTTAGTGGTATAATCCCCCGCCCCCGCCCTATAATATGGGGACTGGCTTTGTGGCGAAATTGGCAGACGCGACGGATTCAAAATCCGTTTCCCGCGAAGGGAGTGTAGGTTCGAATCCTATCAAAGCCACCAATACTCTGTTGTTCTTGGGAGGTAGCATAATCGGTAAATGCAGGGAGCTTATATCTCTCAGATAGTGGGTTCGAAACCCATCCTCCCTACCAAACAGACCTGAACACATAGCAATGATGCGACTCGCAAAAAGGGAGAGCCGGAAAGGTTCTGGTAAATACAAACTCGGAGCAGTGATTACAGACGCTAGAGGTGTTGTTGTGGGTCGCGGACATAACAAGTTTCGCACTCATCCCTCTTACGGTAATCAATGGTCTGGTAACCTTCATGCTGAGACCGATGCACTTATCTCTGCTCTTCGGTCCAAACGACCCCTCAAAGGTGGTACTTGCTATGTTTACAGAAACGGAGGAAACCTAGCGAAGCCGTGTCCTTGCTGCGAGGAGTTTCTCCGTAGCCACGGTATTGAAAAAGTAGTCTATTCTGCTGGCGAAGGAAACTTCGACGAGATGGAAATTGCTTGACAACCCGAGCAGCCTTTGGTATAATAGAGCCATGAATATTTTTGCTATCGAAGACACTCCTTCTGGGGAGATTGACTGGCATCAGTCCGCGTTGTCGCACGACAACTTCCGCGTCAACAAAATGATTATCGAGTCCTGCCAGATGCTATCCACCAATGCACAGTTGATGGGCGAGCAGGTGCGATACCGTGCGGCGTTTCAAAACCACCCGTCAACTATTTGGGCGCGAGAGTCTTCCGACAACTTCCGTAACCTCGTTTCGCTTGCACAGTCTTTGCGTAACGAGTTCTGTAGGCGTTACAACCGCGACCGTCATGGCTGCGATGATGTGATTGCTCAGATGCAACGACTCATTGACGACCCAAGATTCGTCAGCCGCTTTCCGCAGCATACACCTACGGAACTTCCTCTTTGTATGCCTGACGAATATAAGTGCGGTTCTGTTGTTGAGTCTTATCGCAACTTCTTCGCCAACAAGCCGAACTTACGGTACTTCGATGGTGATGTTCCTGATTGGCTTTACCCCTTCCGAGGTACTACCGATGGGGTTATTCTTCAAGAATCCCGGAGCGCGGAACTATAATTAGAGAGAGGACGCGAGCGTAGCTCAGTGGTAGAGCCTCTGCCTTCCAAGCAGATTGTCGCCCGTTCAAATCGGGTCGCTCGCTCCACCTCTCTCCTAAAATGAAATGGGGGCGTAGCTCAATCGGATAGAGCAACGGACTTCTAATCCGTAGGTTATAGGTTCAACTCCTATCGCTCCCGCCATTTCCGAAGGCGGTATAAGTCAAGGTCAGTAACACAAAGGTGGTATAAGTCAAGATGCTTTGGTCAGTTCGTGGAAACAACATAACCCAATATCTGAAACCTGGGTACAACATTGTTCGTAGATTTCAAAGGGAAGAAACCCCGAACGACAAGCTGGATTGTTTCATGTGGTTAGGTTCCACCAACAACCTTGACGCTGCAAAAAAACTTTGCAAAAAACACAAAGATGCAGAGATTATCAAGCACAAACTCAAAAACCCTAAATCATCATAGTGTGTTGGGAGTGTGTTTTAGCTAAATATTTTGAGACAATGAACAACCAGAAATTCCAACTGAAACTCGGAAAAGACGCAACTGTTCTTGCAAAGAATCTTCTTCCCTTCGTAAATCTTGTCGTATCGAAACATGATAGGGATATCGCAATCTCCCTTCTCGGATTCAACAATAGACAGGACTACATTACTGCATTCCTTGAGGACCGTAGCTACGGTGAGATGTTGTCTGTGATTCTTCTGTTGTTCTTGATGGATAATGAGAGTGAGCGCAAATTGATTTGGGACTCCATCGTATTCCATGATAAGGAATTGGAAAAGAGGTTGAGAGCTTTGTGTGGCATATCTTCTACTTCTATTTCGGTAGCAGAGCTTGAAGAAATGTGGGATTTAGAGTAATACACTTTTGGTTTTCGTCGCGGAGCCGTGGTCGCCGCTAACTCCTTGTCCTATAGGGGGTTAGCGGTTTTCCCATTTTTTCCTTGACCTGTGCCGGGGCTGTGGTACAATCCGTGCTGACGCGACCCGCTCCCCCCACCTTCGGGGCGAGCCACTCAAACAACAAGTAAAAAAATGTCTTTTGTAATCGACGAAACCAAACACAAGATGATGGCTTCCCTCGTTCGGGGTGGCAAGAATGTGATGCTGACTGGCGCGACTGGTGCTGGTAAAACTACCTACTGCTTTGAGCTTGCTAAGGAGCTTGGCATGGATGTGTCCGTGGTAAACCTGGGTTCTACGCAGGATGCTCGTACTTCTCTGCTTGGATACTTTGAACTGCAAGATGGTAACACCAAGTTCGTGATGTCCGACTTCATCAAAGCGATTCAAAAGCCGAACACTCTGGTTGTTCTTGATGAGCTTTCCCGTGCTTCGGATGACGCCTTCAACATTCTGTTCCCGATTCTCGACCATCGCCGTGAAGTGATTGTTGAGGAGAAAGACGGTACTGAGCGTAGCGTGAAGGTGGACGAGAGTGTTCGCTTTATGGCTACCTGCAACATTGGCATGGAGTATTCCGCGACTCGTTCGCTCGACCGTGCTTTGCAGGACCGCTTTATGACCTTCAACCTTCCGTACATTTCGGGAGAGCAAGTCTGCGATTACATCAACGACAGCTACACTCTCTCCGAAAACGAGAAGAGCCAACTGAATCTGCTCGCCAGTATGTACGACTACTCGCACAAACTCTTTGGCAATGGCAAAATCGGTACGCGAATCTCGACTCGCTCCCTGATTGATGTGGTTTCTCTTGTGCAGGATGGTGGTTTCACCATCAAGGATATCCTTGAACACGCTATTCTTTCTCAGTACGAGCAAGATTCCAGCACGATTGTAAACGATGCAAACATTCTCCGCGAGTACGCGGATAGCCTCGGCATTTTTGAGACTCGCTAAGTGAGTAACATTTCCCACAGCATCTGTTCACAAGACCTGGAAACGGTTGCGGTGGATGCAGATTTGATGTCGCAGTGGTTGGAGGATGTACCTAAAACCATGTCCTCCAAACTGCTGTACGACCTGAAAACTCTGCTTTCGCATTACGCGGGTTTCCTAGTCAGCAACAAAAAAGTTACGGTTGAGTTTCCTGTCGAGGGAATTCCTTGCGCCAATGTCGGCGAAAGTACGATTTACATTCCTGTAAACACCCTCGCAGAAGGTCGTGTAGACCATACTATCTCGTCCGTAGTTCATGAACTGCACCACATCGAACACTCTTTGGAGATGTCGAAAGCGGTCAAAATCATGGAGCCTATCCTGCGTAGGATTCTTGGTACGATTCGTGTAGATATGGGCGGACATCCTTGTTCTCTGCTACAAAAACTTGAACAGCGTGAGCCTATTTATTTTTGGGAGCCGAAGGACTCGGTGTCCAAACATGGACATGAGTACCACGATTTCCTGCTTCAAGTAGCTCAAGATGTTTGCTTTCTTTACAATGTCCTAGAGGATGTTCGTATCGATGAAATGCAGTCGCCAAGCCTGAGTAGGTATCGGCTCAAGCATGAGAAGTATTGCTACGAGAAAAGTAAGGAACGAGAGGACACTCCTGGAATTTACTACTCCAAGCTGTTTGAAGCTCTTTTCCATTACAAAGACTTGGAACACTCTGACGATATTGCAAGCCGCCGAGATAACAAAAAGGCGATTTGTGAAGCGTCTGCCGAACAAGTTCCTGCGATGGCTTTGCACAACTTCATTGAGGAAGTTCGGGACCAAATTTGCCGTCGTTGGGAAGAACTTGTTCAAGAGTCCGAAGAATCTCTCGTTCAGCAGTTCCTTGAGCAAAAAGCGGCAGACACTTTTGACCAAGAAGACGAAACGGAATCCGCTTATGGTTTGCGCGTAAAGTCCTCTAAAGAGGTAGCTCTTGATGCTCCTCAAGCGTGTAAAGCAGAAGAAGAAATGCTCGACATGATGGACGAAGGATGGGTTGAAAGTGAGCCTGGACAGAACTCCGACACCATTTCCGCTTCGCTCAACGCAGAGATTGAAAGTTTCCGAAACCTCACAATTGTTCCCTGTACCGAAATCCTAGAATCTAACCCTCACGGAGTTACTTACGATAGCCTGATTATTGATTATGTCTAACTACAAACTTACTGTTCCCCCTACGCGACTTCGCGCCGCTCGTACCATGACTGCGGCAGAACTCAAAACCATTACCGAAAAGGAGCTTCTGGAATACACTTCTTTCTGGGAGACCGATATGATTGCCGATATGGACCGTGATAACGGCTTGGCATCTGAAAAGTTCGACCAAGCGATGAATGTTATGACTGATTTGTTTGGAGACGAAAGCAAGCAAGTAAAGTACCTTTTGCGAAACTACAACAAGGGCGACAACCTCACTAATCGCTTCTACAAGCAGTTTGTTCCGCCTTCTACGATTGCTCGGTGGATGAATTGTGTAGAGCAAGTTGCTCCTGAGTTCGTTTTCGGAGAGAAATACTAATGGATAGCAACCGCACATTCTCTGCCAAACTTGACCCTGAGCAAAGTTTCTCTGAGGACATTTACTCTTGGCAATTGGAGGAGCGTGAAGACCTTTTCCGAGGATTCAGCAGGTACATTACTGGTCTTTTGGAGTCTCGTAAGCCTCGCCGCTTTTCCTCGAATCGTGGTTTGTTGAACACGAGAAAGCTATACCAGCACTCGTACAACGACCAAGTGTTTTACCGTCAGACCCAAACGCCAAACTCGGACACTACTTTTGTGTTTCTGATTGACGCAAGCGGCAGTATGCGTTCGCAAAACCGTATGGCTAAATGTACCGCCGTAGTTTCTGCCTTTGCGAAAGCAAACCATCTTGTCATGAACGACAAGATTCGCATGGAGGTGTTTGCTAAGGGTACTCCCTCTTTCAACTTTGGTTCTTTTGTGAAAGGGCGTGTTCCGTATCTGGCTCGCATCTATTCCAACACTACCCAAAAGAAGGATTATGATAAAATTCTTCGCTTGAACACCAATGCGCCGTTTGTGAAAACAGAGAAGGGTACGCTTCTTGGGGGTGCGACCAATCTTACTCCTGAGTTTCTTCTTCTTCCTGCTTTGATGCAGTGGTGTAAGAAAAACATCACCACTAAAAAGATGGTTATTATCAACCTCACTGATGGGGCGATTCAACATGACTTCTCAAATGGTTCCTTCGCCAAAAACGAAGACTCCAAAATCCTTCGCGTAAAGTATCTTCGTGGAATTCCTAACACCACCATCTTCATTGACGGTTGGGAAGACTCGCAACTGGAAGAAGTTTACCAGAATGTAATTCACACGGACACGAATGACCTCGTACCGCAATTCTCCAAAGTCCTTCAACGACTCATCCAAGACAACGCATGAAAATCTCCCCTAAAGACTTCCCAATTGGTAAGGGGCAATACGGACATCCCTTGCAGGAAACCACTCTTATCCTGAGCGATAAGAAGGAATACAGCCCCAAACACAAAGTTGTAACTGTTGGTTTTTTGTGCGACAATCTCCTGTCGACGAACCTACTCAATCACTACTTCGCTCCTGGTCGCGACTATAACAAAAACGGGTTTTACCAAGAGTACCCTTCGGACTGGTGTAACAACGCCCCCGACCCCTTTCAAAGTATCGGTAGGCAAGAACTCATGCCTCTCCTGAATAGTATTCACTATTTGATGGAGTCTGGATTCGACGCTATGACTTTCGCGCCAGCCCGTGCGCTCGGCGGAGGCAATCCCGCGCTAGGCGCAGACGAACAAGATTCGTTTATGTCCGAATGGTTCAAAAACAAGGTTCTGAAAGCAAACGAAGCTATCGTCAAAGCGTCAATCGAGAGCGTTACCCGCGCCCATGAGGAAGAAAGCTATGTCGTAGGCAATGTTGTTTCTGAGCTACCGAATGGTAATGTGTATATTCGTTTTCCTGTGTATGGGGAAAACTCAATTTATTGTGAGGGGGATAGCCCCATTACAGGCATTCCAGCTTCCGAAGTATCTTTACAAAGCCTAGAGGTTCTTGGAGGTGAGACTCTGCAAGCCGCAAAGACCAAACTTTGTTCCGATGTGTCTCTACAACGAAACATCATCACGACTGTGAGTGCAGATGTGCTTGGGTATGCAAATTCGCTATTCAAACCAAATACCACCCACTACACCAGATATCACAACCTATACGCTGCCCCTAAGACTTTGCGAGAGTCTCAGTATAAGCGCGAACAAGACCTCAAAGTAACCACAAACGACCTCATGCGAATTGAATTCGGTTCTATCTACAAGGAGCTTTGCGATGGAAAGTAAACTGACGAACGAAGATTGGGATTGGGTAACGGACAAGTACGGAAATCTTCTGCACCATATCGCGTATCGGGTAGGTGGCGACCCCGTAACTCATGACCATGAGGACAGCCACCAAGAGCTTGCAATCGCGGTTCTGGATACGGTGAGCGTGTTTGATAAGTCCACAGGAAAGCCTTTCTCGGAATACAGGGAGACTAAACACTTCGACAAGTACCTGAAGTCGGTACTGTGGAACCGAAAGAACAACATGGGACAGAAGATTACCAAGCGCGAACCTTTGCGTAGGCAAGTAACCATCGACGAGTCTTTGTTGTACGAGAAAACCCACGCTCCAAAAGAATCGTTTTCCTTGTTCGCTGGTGAGGAGTTCACTGCTAGGGAATCCTCTCTCCTGAACGAGTTTATCGCGGACCCTCGTATCATCAAACCCAACGGGAAGTTCAACATCAGTCGTATTTCCCGCAACCTAAAAATTTCAAAGCAAGAAGTGCAAAGTATCATCGACAAACTAGAAGTGGGGCTGGAGAAGTGGTTGGAGGACTAATTATTCTGTCTTTCGTGGTCGCAATTGGCTATAATGCTTATGTCCATGAGTTCCAGCTTATGCTGCTCTGGTGTTCCTGTGCGATGAACTATCTGGCTCTCGGCTATATCGGACGCGAGTTTGTCCAAAAAAACAACAACAACCGCTAAAACAAACAACTTACCATGAAAAAAAGAAAGACCAAGTACCGTATCATCAAAAGCTGCAAGAACCCCGCGCAAGCGGATAAGTGGCTCAGTAACCACCCCGAGCTTGAAGGTGAGGATGTTTCCCTCAAGATTCGCAAATGGGACGGAGACAAGCAGCGCGTGTATATTCGACAGGTGGTGCGCCGAGGAGTAAAGAGCAATGGTTGATTTTCAGCTTCATCACGAAATGGGAGAGAGTATGCGTAAGAAAGCGACTCCTCTTTCCGCCGAGGAACAAGAGCATTACGACCGTATGTTCATGATTATGGCACGGTCTATTGCGGAAAACTCGGACCCTATCCATTGGAACACAGAAGGAACTCCTGGAGGTGCTGTTATTGTGGCGGATAACAAGGTTATCGCTACTTCTTCTGATGAGAAAGTGAGAGGTATTGACTACTCAGAACAGGTAGGCACGAAACCTATGTTCGCTTGCGCGACAACTAACGCGATTGCACAACTAGCCCGTGGTATTGAATCATCGGAGAACGCAACGCTTTACACCGTGTCCGCTCCTACCGCAAACCTAGCCGTTCTGCTTATCCAAGCAGGTATCACGCGAGTTGTTTATGACCGCAAACGAACCTTCGATTTCGGAACAGATATGTTGACCGACGCAGGTATCGACACCAAATCTTTTGACCCACTTCAACGATAGAATGTAATGAGTGAAAATAAGAAGTTTGTAGTCCACCGTAAATGTATCGCAAATGAGTTTGTGTTCGTAGTTGCGGACAACCAAGAAGACGCCATCTCCAAAGTAGCACAAGGAAAAGGCGACATCGCAAGTGATATTCTTGAGTTCCAAGAATATCTTGAACCTAAAACCTGGAAGGTCGAGTACCTTTGCAAAACCCCCAAAAATTACTGGAATCAGAACTAACCGTGGAATACCTTATCAACACAGGAACCGCAATCATTTGCCTTTCCCTACTCGCAATCTTTATTACGCTTACTATGTCCCTTCACTTTGAAAAAGTGCAGCGGCGACTGAAGAACAGAAAGCAACGAGATACCAACACTAAAAACATTACCCTACTCACCGCTCGCTTGCAAAACCTGGAGGAGCGAGTGATGGAACTGACCAAGCAAATCTCAAAATGACCATCGAACAAGAAGATTTTTCCTGGTATCCTCTGGGGGACGACATCGGCTTCGTGAATGTAGTCGATTCTATGGGGAATGACCTCACCGTAGTAAACTCCGCAAGAGTGTCCTATGGTGCGTATCGGGAAGAACTAGAGGAGAAGGACAAGAAGCTGATTGAGTATCTCGCAAAGCACAAACACACAAGTCCGTTTAGGCATTGCTTTATTACCTTTCATGTGAAGTGTCCTCTTTTTGTTCGCAACCAATGGTACAAGCATATTGTAGGCTCAAACTACAGTATGGGGGACCACGGTAGCCACGGTTGGAATGAGATTTCAGGTCGCTATGTAGATATCAAACCCGAATTCTATATTCCCTATGCACTCAGAAAGCAACACGAATCTAGTAAGCAAGCAAGCGTAGAAACCGAGCAAGAACTTTTTTCGGCGGAACTCGACCTTCTAGAAGATACAACTTTCACCGCATACGAGAACTACCAAGAACTGATTGAAAAAGGAGTAGCCAAAGAACAAGCCCGTATGATTCTACCACAGAATATGTATACGGAGTTCTACTGGACAGCAAGCCTTCACGCTATCGCACACTTCGCAAGCCTAAGGGATAAGCCTGATGCTCAATTTGAGATTCAAGCATATGCCAAAGCAATCGCAGAAGAAGCAAAGTTCCTATTCCCGAATTCATTTGAAATCCTCAAGGAGAACCTGTAATCATGAAACACAGACTAGTAACTTTATTCGCAGCAGCGGTTTTTGTAATCTCCGTCGCTAACCTGTGGGCATCTGCAAAGCCGTTCGCACGATACCCTAATAACTTCATTCCATTCTGGAGCGAGGACAAGGGAGGATACGAAACTCAACTACTGAACACGAATCAAATCGTGAGCATCATTCCCGTGTTTGAGCCGATGGAAGAAAAGAAATCCAAGAGAAAGAATATCCTTCATCTTAGAGTAGAACTCACAAACGGTAAGTCTATTCTAGTATACGAAGACTTCGAAGAGTTCTATGACAGGGTGAGAGTAAGCCAAGCAAAATGAAGAAGGACCCAAACCCATTTTGGGGCGGAGAATACCCAATCCAAAAAATAGAAGAAGACTACCGTATAGTACGGTCAGCCAAGAGGAACACTATAGTAACATTCGTATCCATCACTACTACTCTAACCCTTATACATTTCCTACTTATAACACTCGTATAGTACTAAACTTCTTAGACTCTATAGTAAGGTAGAATAGGGAGAAAAGAAGAACATAAGAATAGAATAAACCCGCTATGTCGTAGCTTGCATTTAGCTGCTTCATAGCGGGTTGTTCGTTTTTGATATGTTTTTTATGGTAGTTTTTTACAAAAAGAGTGGCTTTGTGCCGGGAATAGTTGTTTTATAAATTTTTGTATTGGGGATAAATTTGAGTGCGAAATCGCACACTACACTCCAATAACACTCTAATTAGAGCCTAAAAACATATAACAAGACCTGAATAAGACCCCAATAAGAACACAATAAGACTTCAATAGGTGGTATAAGTCAAAGGTAGAACCTTCTATTCCAATAAGAAAAGGAGCTACAACTGGTATTGCAGCCCCATATAGGTGTTATAAGTCAAGCTCCTTTTTTCTTGACCACAATATGTAGTGGCAAAAATTCAATTTTGTTCTCAAATCCCCGGCATTTATAAAACACCACCACAATATATGGGATTGGCGCAATAGGGTATGTATAAGTCAAGCCTTAGAACCTACCTTATACACTCCCGTACTATACCCTTATACTATACGCCTATACCCTATGCTATCAGGGGGTGCTATAAGTCAAGGTTACATAGAACCCTATACCCTAAGGTAGAATAGACCCGTATACTAGGATGAGAAAAGAATTTATTTTTCTGACCACATACTATAGCGCCCCCATAATAAAAGAAGGCGGCTATAAGTCAAGAAAAGAAAAGAGCTTAGAAGAAAATCTGGAACTAGATTCCGAGAAATAAATATCATTCATGTCGTGAATGATTATCCTCACCTAAAGTTCACACAACAGAAACCTGTAAAATCCCAAAAGGAACTTCCTAAAACAGACTTCCTATCTTCTTTCACCCTGGATAGGGTCGCATATTCTACCATGCTTCACACCCCCTGTCAAGTGTAAACCCTTATAAAATAAGAACTTAGAATCGGCGCTTGTATATGCTCCTAGCAGGTAGCAATAAAAAAAGACCGGCGGGTATTTTCTTTTCTTTTCATTTTTGCATCTATTTTTTGCGCGGGTTTTTTTATTTGTAAGTTATTATGGGACAAGAACTTAGGGCTGTCGCTGGCCGGGGTTAATCCGACATCCTACCCCCTATCGTCGTAGAGGGACTGATGGTCGAACTGAGCGTTATACATGCGCTCGTTCTGCCAGTCGAGCATTTCCTCGACAGGAAATCGCTTTTCCAGGGAGCGAATGTGGTATTCGGCGAGGGAATCGGGCATGTCCAGCCCGTGAGCGCTGTAGTCCACGCAGGCGTCCGTGTACGCTTCGGAGTCGAGACCACGACGCTCATCCTCGATGGCGCAGAGAATGCGGGAGAGCTTGCTAGGGAGGTGAATCTTTTTCGTCATTGTCCCTATTATACAGGCGCGGAATGATACTGTCAACAGAAAAACACGAAAAACGTAAGTCGTTACGGGACAAGGACTTAGGGAAGCTGTTGGCCCCCGCGCAGCGGTCCTGTCAAGGAAAAAATGGGCAGTTTTTTCACTTGCCCAGGTGAGAGTTGAATATGTTACGCCTGGGCTTCGGCATCCTCCGCCGCAAGGTTCTTCAGGATAGCAACGCGCTCGTCGCGCAGTGCCTTCAGTTCGGTGTTATACTGAGCGAGGTACTCGTCGGCTTCACGCCCACGGACACCCCACTCGTCAGCGCGAGTTTTGAAGTTCGCCACCTTCTCAGCGGCTTCCTTCGACCAACGCTTATACTTCAGCGCGTTCGCGTTCAGCACCTTGATGCGGGAATCGATGTCCTGCACCTCGGGGTTATTCGCCAGAGCTTTGGCGCTCGCCTTCACTTGGAGGGCTTCCATCTGCTGCTGGAGAGCAGCGAGTCGTTCTTCGATTGGACGATGCTTAGTCATGAGTCTATTTTACCAAAGAGTTACGAGAAGTCAAGAAGAAACTAGGAAAAACTTACAGGACCGGAGAGGTGCGCGTAATGGTGCAGCTACCAAGAACGGACTCGTTGAAGAAGCGACCGAGAGACGGGCTGCTGACCCAGTCCTCGTAACCCTCGTGGGTCATGCCGTCGATGGAGTAGGAGTAGCCCGTCGAGGTTTCCATGGTCGCAACCTTGGACTCAAGGTCGAAGGTGAGACGGTCAATCCAGGACGAGCGGTTGGTATCGTTGTTGTTCATGCGCCCATTTTATCATAGCGGCTCGCCATGTCAAGTCCCAACCGGGCTTTTTTTGCTATTTTCCAAAAAAAGTCCTAAACCCTTATAGGACAAGGACTTAGGGTTCGCGGTGGCCCCCGCCTACCCCCCTCTAGACCCCCGAGTTTGGGGTCTATTCGAGGATTCAGACGACATAAAGGTCTTTCTCGAACTGTTTCGGGTTTACCCGCTTGCCATGCTTAGGATAGGCGACAGTCTGCACAGCCTTAGACCAGCAAGCGCGACAGTCGCCACACTTTCCACCGCGAGTATATGCGCGACAGAGGGAATAACCCTTCTCCGGAATAAAATCCTCGGCGGAGCGCAGAATAACGGAATCGTTAGTATAGCCGCTCAGACGCTCACCGTCGATAGAATCAGAGGAGCAACGGACAACGCAGTTAGGCTCGGCATCGATAGCTTCCAAGGCTTGCCACAGCTTCGCAACCTTATAGCTACGGGTCGGGAGCCAGTGCTGAACATGAGGCGTCAGCTTGACGACTTCGTGAATCTTGCGGATGAGGTCCACAGAATAAGCGTCCCCGCTATCGAACCAGCGAAAGTACTTAGCGCGTTTCATGCTTGCGACCATGACGGAAACCCAGTCGGAACGCTTCCAGTCTGCTAGGTTATGCTCTCGGCTTGCGATAGTGCCGGGAAACTGATACGCGCCCGTGAGAGCATAGCAACCCTCGCAAGCGTCTACGGGCTTGTCGTTATCATCACGCGCACCGGGACAGGTTTCCCACGCGGGAAGGGACCAGGACTTAGCGGGCATCTTGGAAGTCTTCGACAGTTTCGGGCTTGCGAACATGATTATATTATACCGTATCCTTTTCCCCCGTCAAGCAAAAAATACACTTTTTCTAAACCCTTATGGGACAAGGACTTAGGGTCCGTGGTGGCCGCGCCGCCGCCCTAACCCAATACGGGCTAGGGACTTACGCGAAAAACAGTTACACCTTCAATAGTGCCAGCGACTTGCGGGGTTATTCCAGTCATCCTGCCAATCCTCGCCTTGCTCGGCTTCCGATTCGGATTGGAAGACTTCGTCTTGGCAGGCTTGGCACATTCCCGAGACGCTGTATTCCCGCTTGGAGATTTCATCTCGGAAGTCGCAGTCTCGGATTTTGGTGCTACCGCAGGGGATGCACTCCCCACGAATCACAGCGTCAGCCGCGTCAGGGAACAGAGCAAAGAGAGGCTTAGAGAGGTCAGGCGGAAGTGGCATTTTTACTCCTCCGAGTAGGTTCCGTGGTAAGGGTTCGGGTCGTTATCATCTTCAAACCCGTAAAGGTTTTCTAGGGCTTCGTCGCACCAAAGGCAGACGGTATTCTTTTCCCCGTTCCAAATCATGTAATGCTCTGGGGTATTTTTGTCGCACTGAGGGCAGACGACAACGCCGCTATCGGGAGCTTTCTTATCGTTCATGTGTTCCATTGTAGCAGAGCGCAGAGGGTAGGTCAAGCAAAAACTCTAGAGTTTGCAGTTCTCGATGTACCACTGCGGAATGGAGAAGTCCGCAGACTTAGCACGAGCCAGCGCATCGGAATAGTTATTCTCGACCCAGCTAGTGAGGTCTTCCAGGGTATCCCCTCCGACAGTCTTCGGAGCGAGTCCGACCGTGTTCGGGCATCCCTTGTGGGAGAAGTGATAACGCCCGTTCTGGGGCTTACGCAGAATCCAAACATCTTGGACTTGAAGGTAGGCATTGCTGTTTTCCATGTCCTTATTATACCATAGCGGCTTGCCCTGTCAAGAACTTTTTTGGAAATCGTGTAAGTCCTTATGGGACAAGCACTTACGTGCGCTTTTGGCCGCGCCCCGCGCCTAAGTGGTTATGAGAGCCGGACTTACACCCAGGTCCCAATCGTACGCATAAGCTCAGGCTTGTCGTACAAGTGCGCGTTGAGAACGACGCAGAGAATAGGAACGAGTTTATTCCACTCAACATAGCCGATAACTTGCGAATCTCCGTAGACGCTATCGGGGTGTAGCGGCATCCACTTGCCCGAGTTGGTTTCCCAAATACCCAGTTCGAAGTCGTTACAGAACTCCTTAGGGTACTCTGCCATATAGTTATCGCAGTGTACCCCAGTGTGCCATTGGCACGATACGGTATACTTTCCAACCTTGGCGTGTAAGCCCTGGAAGCCGAACACGGGCGTAAGGTCTAACTCTTTGAACGCCTGTTCGACATCACCGAGCCAATATTTCAGGGTGTCTTCCATAGTCTAGAAGATTTCGGGGACGGAGCGGAAGATGTCCGAGATGGTCAGGAAGACGCGAGAGACCGCGAGAAACACATTCGCGATAGCGTCAGAGAAGACCAGAGCAGACAGAGTGAGGAAGCCGTTCTTCCAGGTGATGTGCTTTTTCTCTTCGTTTTTCATGCCCCTATTATACCATCACTTAGTGAACTTGTCAACATAAAAGCGGACATTTTTAGTCCAGTTTTTATTTAGCCCGTTAGGGTCATTCTCAGCACCAACGGGACAGTAGCGATTCCCGAGGAACACGATAAACTCACCCTTGCTACCAGCCTTGACCCAACGGTCATAGTTTTTCTGAACAGTAGCAGCACACCAACCAGCTTGCGAGCGATAGGTAGGCTTCACGCGAGGATGAAGGATACCGTATTCCTTACCCTTTCCTCCATTCTCAGCGTAGCGAATAGCAGCGACAATAGGAGCCAGCATATCCCGACACTCCGGGCGAATGTTCACCTCGATAGCATCCTGGAATGCCTCAGCAGCAGCTTGACCGTCCTTCTGAAGGATGGCATCCTGTCCGGGAACTTGGAGCATGAGTAGAAGCGCGTACTGTAGCATGGTCATATTATAACATGGGAACATAGCACCGTCAAGTGTTTTTTGGGGTTTTTTATTTTTCCCTAAACCCTTATGGTACAAGGACTTACGTGCGGCTTTGGCCGCGCCTCGCTCCTAACTGGTTATGGGAGCCGGACTTACGCCCAGCCCCCTACCCAATAAGAGACCCTACAGCCCCTGAGTAGCCCGGAAGGGCTTTTTGGAGGACAGCCAATGGTTACCCCAGTGGTTACCGTCAGACATCACGGGGAGACGACGACGCCAGGAGCAGTAGCTAACCAGGAGACGGTCAGCCTTGGGGGTCTGACCCTTTGCCCACGCCTTAGCGAAGCGAGCGCCCTGAATGCGCGAGATGAGGTTTACGATGCTTTTCATGCCCCCATTATACCACACTTTTTCCTCCTGTCAACACTTTCTTCAGAAAATTCCACCGGAAAATTTCGCGTCGGCGGGACTCCTACAGGGGGCGAAGCCGCCCCACTTCCTCCATGAGGTTAATGTTTTAAGGGACTCCTAAAAAAATAACAACCTAACTTCCAAGGGACTCCTACCTAGATAATATTAGAATTATGGGCGCTTGGGACACTTATGGGACTCCGCTGTCAAGAACTCCTGCTTTTCAAAAAGAATGGAGTTACACGACCCCATTCCTGTTCAGTGGTAATGCAGCGACCGCGACAGGATTCTTCTCAGCTACAATAGCAGCTTCCTATGGAGAGAATGGAGCCTCCGCTGTCGTATTAGAATCACTTGGTCCTAAGTATTCATTCATTATATGGGGCTGGCAAGGAGTTTACATTGCAGGGTCGGGTAGCAGTAAAGGACACGTTATTGTAAAGATTGCAAACAATCTAAACTCATCCCACGGACTCGTACATTTCTCCGACGACGATAACACGGTGGTCAATTTATCGCAGCCCACAAGATTACAGCCCGGAGAAGACATCATCTTTAAAGTATTGGACTCTGACATGAATGCAACGGATGCGGGGATTATCGAGCTTTATTATAGTATTATTAACGGCTACGAAGAGTAAATAGTAACATGTCCTTGTTTGTTTCGTTTGTAAGTTTTATGAAGAGCTTAAGTGTGTTAGTGACCGCGCTTTTAGGACTAAAGTCTTCACAAGAAAAACTAAAAGCTTGTCGAGATAAAAAATTAAAAAAGCATTATATTGAATCTCACAAAGCTATAGCATCTGTATATCCTATACTGCAATCGATTATCAACAAGTTCAAAGAAGTTGACCGGGTCTCTGTATTTAAAAGCCATAACGGTAATGGGATTCCACAACCAGGAACGCCATCGTTTACTACCTGCATTCAAGAAGTTACGAATCACCGAACGACACCGATTATTGAACGCTGGCAACAAATTCCTAGCGACCAAGAAATGATTGAAATCATTGGGGAGTTGATTGAGAAGAACTTATGTGTTCTCGAAGTTCCGGACCACGGGGAAGGAATTCTTTCGGATTACTGTTCTGGTAATGGCATTAAAGGTGTGCTAGCGATTCCCGTTTTAGTTACGGACTCTGGGTTTTTGTTTCTGAACGTTTGCTCGACGACCACCTCGGATTTGACGGAAATTGATGGTATTGAGTTCGAAGCGAAAAGCGTGGCCGCTCGAATCTCGCATGTATACAAAACCGCCAAGTAGCTCACGGCTCTTGTCTTCGCGCAATTTCATCTTCCAGATAAAAAATTGCTTTTTTCAAATCCTCAATAGCATCCTCTTTTAGGTCACAGCGCCAGATATACTTCACTGCGTTCCCAAGATTGAAGTTCATATGGCGAATGACGTCGAGGCATTCAATCCCGCTGGGATGGTCGTTGTAGTGTTTGGGGTGAGAAACGGAACTCATAATGTTCTCCTTATTATAGTATACCGTTAGAGGTTCTGACGAACAGGACGCCTACATAATTAAGGGAAGAGAGATTCATGGGGAAACGATTTAAAGCGAACAAAGAGCGCCTCGCACCGCCCGAACCATCAAAGGACCAAAGTGCAAACATGCGAATGTTTGACCTGAGCAATCCCGATATTGATTTGTTCAACATGGTGGATGATGAGTTGATTCGCTTATCTGGCTCTGAGTTGTACATCTACAAATACGAGGTGGACGAGAACTTCGACGACGTATTTGGCGAGAACCGTACGAAGGCGATTCGCCAAGAACCCGTGCTGGTTGAAGGACACTACGACCCGAGAGCCTTCGAAGAGAACCTGACGGAATTTGGTATTGAGATGACCAACGACCAGATGTTCACCTTCAACAAGTCTTACATTACGGCTGCTCTTGGAAGAGGTTTGATTCCCGGTGATATCATTCAACCTCGCTTCCAAAACATTTACTACGAATGCTATGAGGTTCAAGAAGACTCGTTTGAAGTATACGGAGTTTATCATCTAGTCGCCTCTGCTCGCGTACTGCGGGAGAAGCCTCAAATACTACCGGATATTGGTCCGGATGGAAAACACCTATCATAGAATACCATGCCACTAAAAAAAGGTTCATCGAATAAAACTGTCTCCGCGAACATTCGCAAGCTGAGAGACGAAGGGTACCCCCAAAAACAAGCGATTGCAATTGCTATGAGCAAGGCTGGGAAAAGTCGTATGGAAAGTAACGGCAAGGCGATTCCTCGTGGTACCGTGGATAGCATGGGTCCACAGAACCTATCAGAAACCTTTGTTGTTCAAGGCGCGAAGAAGGGAGAAGATGGAAGAACTTTCGATAACGCTTGGAAACTCCCAAAGGACTGCATGTATACGATGAAGCCCCGTAAGCGCAAAGCCAAGCAGATTTCGGAGATGAATCTTCAAGACCTCGCACGAATGTGTCCAGAGCCTGAAGGCGGATACTACGACTCAAAGAAGCTTGATGAAGAAGTTTATGGTCTTGGGGGTTTGGATGGAGATGAAAACCCCTCCGTTGATGAGGAAAAGACACCTGTGAAGAGGGTACGCAAAAAAAAGCCTCTTCCAAGGAAGAGGCTTAAGGATAAATAATATCATGAACGACATTTTTATTGAAGACCTACGCAAATGGGTAAAGGAGAAATGGGTGGACATTGGTGCGCCCAAGAAAGGCGGTGGTTATAAGCCGTGCGGACGTTCGAAAGGAGAAAAAAGAAAAGGTTATCCTAAATGCGTACCTGCATCAAAAGCGGCTTCAATGTCGAAAGGAGAAAAGCGTTCTGCGGTGTCTCGCAAACGAGCAGCAGGAAATACAGGACCAAAACCAACAAACGTGGCTACATTTACAAAAAGAAAAAAAGTTAACGAAGGAAAACTATGTCCTCGTGGAAAGGCTGCTGCAAAAAGAAAATTTAAAGTTTATCCGTCTGCGTACGCAAACATGTATGCATCGGCTGTTTGTAGTGGAAAAGTAAAACCGGGTGGGAAGAAAAAGAACGAAGCTATTGAGCGTATCAACCAGTTAATGGCTGAGAAAAAGACACCCGCATGGCAACGCAAAGCTGGCCAGAACCCAGAAGGTGGTCTGAACAGAAAGGGGGTAGCCTCCTATCGGGCTGCGAACCCTGGCTCTAAGCTCAAGACTGCGGTCACTACGAAGCCCTCTAAGCTCAAGAAAGGAAGCAAAGCAGCCGCTCGCCGCAAATCATTCTGTGCGCGTATGAGCGGCATGAAGAAGCGCCTGACGTCTAAGAAAACCGCAAACGACCCTGATTCAAGAATCAACAAGTCTTTGCGTAAATGGAACTGCTAGTCGAACTCGACAGCTAGCGACCGCCTCACGAGCCGCCGCCTTTTTTCGGCATACGCTTCTTCATCTCGTTAGTCTGGGGCTTTTCGTCAGTCTGGGGCGAGACCCGGTCGTCTCGATACCTCTTACCGGGAACTCTTCCGGCGGCGGGGACTTTTGGACGAGCGCGACGAGTGGCAAGATGACTCTGCCGCGCACCCATCGCTCTACCTGCGGCGGCGTAGTCACCGCGCTCTTCGGCTTCCTTCTCTCTCTTTCTGAGTTCAGCCGCCTCTTCGCCAGCAGGAGTGAGTTCCTGTAGCTTTACCTTTCCTTCGAAAAGTCTGTCACTAACAAGAGGGTAAACCTTGCTTGAGCGACGGGATTCTGAAATAGTTCCTACATTTCGCATACTGTATTTATATAGCCAACAAAAAACCCAGGAGAGATAAACTCCCCTGGGTTAGTCTTTTACGCAGACCACGCGAAAATCAAAGAACAATAATTAACCGAATAGCATAACAGATTCAGCCTCTTTCGCTTTCGGAATACGAATTCTCAGAAGACCTTGTTCAAAATTTACTTTCGCTTTCTTAATATCAAATTGGTCGTCAATATTCACTGAAAAATCGATATCTTTTTGGCTCATACCTCGGTGCAAATAAATCGTATCTGGGGAAGTCTCCTTATCCGCCTTCTTCGCACGAATGGCTAACGAATTCTTGCCCCCTACGACACTAATCTCTTTCTCTGCATATCCGGCCAGAGCAAACTCAAAGTTTAGAACGTTTGTGTCCTCTGACAGCCACGCATTGCTTACGGGATAATTAGGTAGTTGAGTGGTTGCAGTTGGTCTCGGCGACATGCCGCGCTCAAGGTCTCTAAAAAGTGTATCTAATTGTGTAAAAAAGTGTTGCATTATTTTAACCTCCTTTCGGACAGTTACAACAGATTGATTGCCTCTTGGGTGATGTCTGTTGTCTTGTGAAGCGAATCATCCACTCCACTGGATTCTATTATTAATTTGTGCCCTGCTTTCGCCAAGGCGTTCTTATATAGGGTCGTAGCCTCCTCCATCAATTGGACGTATCTGGCGGAGCCTTTCTGAACCTTGTCCTTTATAATAGTCTTGTACGGCGTGGTTTGCAAATAAACCTTTTGGGAATCTATAACTGTAACCGTTTGTCCCTTTACATAACTGGAAATGCTTCCGTAACGAATTTTATTATTATCAATACCTTTTATTGACGTTACGAGTATTATGATAGATAATAGTAGAGCCTTAAGCATGATTTACAAAGATAAAAAAATGGCTTTAGTTGGGGATGCGGTGTTCCCACAAACAAGGAGCCGACAACGAATGGTTCAGACCAGGGCTATCGCAAAGTCGATTATTCGCTATTCACCGTCTGTTGTTTATTTATGTCCTACAAAAGGAGTCAACCTTAGTTTAGTTCCGTTTCTTGTAGCCAACCATATTCCCTTTGTTTATATTATCCCTTCGAAGAATTTTTTCTGTACGCTCACACCGAGAGAGAAAAAGATATTTGAGGTTGGTGCGAAAAAAGCACAGAGAGTAATCATCCTCGACGACGCTGAGTGCCTACCCATAAGATGGTTTTCGGACTGGGAAGCTGCGAGCCATAGAGCCGTAGACAGCAGTGATTGGGTTCTCATAGCCCATAACCATGAAGAGACCTCCGAAGGTTTCTACAATCTTCTAGAGACCTTCATTGGGTCTAAGAAACCGACTCTGGCTCTCGATTTAGGGCTGGCAGTGTAATCTCCGCGAAGTCATCAGCATACATTTTGCAGAAAGCTAGGCGGCTGTCGTTCCACGCCTCTCCCATAACACCTTCGCCGAGTGAGTGGTGAAGGACGAGAATAGGTACGACCTTGTTCTTTTTCCCTAGCTTGTGTGCTTGATAGGAATAATACATGTCGTAGTAATCCCAGTCGCTAACGAACTCCTTTGGCTTCTTGGTTTTGATGCTGTTGAGAGTCGCTCCCGTGGCTACCATAAATAGACCATCGACAACTTCAACTTCTCCGTAACCTCCATAGTAGGTCGGCTTAGAGGTTGTTAGGTTTTCCCCATGTAGCACCATTCCGCGAAGAAATGACTCGGGGTGGGGATACTCTTTTCCGAGACCATGCCACCAACAACCCGTTTTGTTGAGCCGCTTTGGACCCGCAACACCGAGGAATCCGGTGTTTTCGGTCAGGCTCTCGTCAATAACTGAGTTGAAGGTGTCTACATCGACCAAAACCTCAATGTCATCGTGGCACATAATCACACGGTCTTTTGCCATTACCTTGTGGTCCGATAGAGCCGAGTTGTAGGCTTCGAAAATACTTTCGCAGCCTACCAGAAGATGTACTTCCCATCCTGCGCGTTCCAGGTATGGGACAATCGCGGTGTCTCGCTTTTCTCTAGTAGGGATGAAAGCCAGTTTTCTCATGTCTATATAATAGTGTGAGTCGCGAAGAATTACAGGAAGAATTTCGTAAGTGCAAGGAAGACCCGTGCTACTTCATTCGAAATTATGTTTACATCACTCACCCAGTACGAGGCAGGGTAAAGTTCGACCTGTATCGCTTCCAAGACAGGATTATTCAAGAGTTTAACTCACACCGATTCAATCTTCTGCGGAAGTTTCGTCAGGCGGGAGCCACTACAATTTGTGCTGCTTATGCTTTGTGGTACATCATCTTCAACAAAGACAAGAATGTGATGATTGTATCCATCGGTGACAGAGAATCGAGAGACTTTCTTGACCGCGCTGCCTCGATGTATGACGAGCTACCTGACTGGCTAAAGCCACAGCAAGTTGAGAGAAACAAGCACGTTCTTAGGCTTTCTACCGGAAGTAAGATGAAATCTCAACCAGCGGGTGCTGGTCGCGGTGAGTCGGTATCGCTTCTGATTGTGGATGAGGCTGCGTTCATTGAGAGAATGACGGAATTCTGGATGGCGATTTACCCGACGATTTCGACGGGTGGTTCTGCCTTCATTCTATCCACCGTCAACGGTATGTCGAATCTCTATTACGAGTTATACCACGATGCAGAGCTAGGAAAGAATAACTTCAACGTAATTAATATTCATTGGAAAGAACACCCTGAGTATACCGAAGAGTGGGCAAAGACCACTAGAACAAACGTCGGAGAACGTGCGTGGCTGCAAGAATACGAAGGAGAGTTTCTCGGTACAGGCGAAACCTTTATTGATGGGGGTACCCTCAACACGCTGAAGTCTCAGACTGACGAAAACTTCTACAAGAAGCATTACAACATGATGCGGGTTTGGAAAGAGCCTGAGCCATACCACACATATCTTCTCGCCGCAGACTCATCTTTCGGTAGAGATAGAGACTACTCCGCGTTCCATATTATCAACCTATACAATGGAGAGCAGGTCGCAGAGTTCTACAGTAACCGAATTGGTCTGAACGATTTTGCGGCGATTATCGCCTCGGAAGCCGCGAAGTACAACACCGCGTATGTCTGTCCCGAGAGGAACGGTCTAGGTCTTGCTTTGATTGAACAACTGTTTGAAGTTCATGAGTATGAGAACATGTGGACTGACGATAGAGGCGAAATGGGTTACATGGTCAACGCCAAAAATCGCGACATATTATTGAACACTTTGCAGGAGTCCCTAAAAACAGCAAGAATAAAAGTGAATTCAGAGAGAACTTTTAGGGAGCTTACTACTTTTATTATTAGTAAGACAGGAAAGATTCAAGCGGAGGACGGTTTCGCGGATGACCTCGTAATGAGCTTAGGAATTGCTTCGGAGGTTATGAGAGACGTGGTTTCAAGGTCTCCAATACCAATTGTTAAAGGTGACCTTATGGAACCTGGAACAAATGTTCAAGCTCCGGGTTTTTCTAGGGGTACATACAATCAAGAGTACGAAGATTATAGAAAATGGGTTTAGACGATAAAAACGACGAACGCCTTGACGAGAACGCAGGGTTCACAGAATTTCCAGGAGCTAATACCTATGGAGAGGGTCCACCTCTCTCAGGTAAGTTCGCGGCATTCTTTAAATCTTTCTTTGGAACGAAAAGAAAAGTAGGTCGTCCTGTTACAGTAAACCCAGTTCGGGGTGATGTAATCAAGGCGGCAGACGCGGAAGAAGAGAGTGCTTCCACTGGCTCACTAGGAATGGTCCGGGGAAACGTTAAACTCCCTCAGGTCGAGTACCAACGTCGGCGTCGTTATAACGACTACGAGAAGATGGACGAGTACCCTGAGATTGGTGCCGCTATCGATATCTACGCCGATGACTCTACTCAGACTCACCTTGACGGGACAATGATTAATGTCGTCACTGAGACACAAGAGGTCAAGAATGCTGTTCAGGATTTTGTGAAGACAACAGACCTTGATAAGTATTTGTGGGACATTATTCGTAACATGTGCAAATACGGTGACTGCTTTGTCGAGAACATCGTCGATATGAACAACCCAACAGCAGGTATTCAGAGACTCAAGATTCTCAACCCTGCTTACATTTACCGTCGAGAAGATAAGTTCGGTTACCTCAAGGGGTTCCGTCAGGAGGTTCCAGGTTCTGTCAACGACCAATCAACCTCGATGGGTAGGTATGACCGCAAAAACACAATTGAGCTTGACCGGGAACAGCTTGTTCACTTTAGAATTCATACTTCGGATTCGAACTACTATCCTTACGGCAAATCTATTTGTGCGCCGGGTGTTCGTGCGTGGAAATCCCTTAGAATGATGGAAGACGCGATGCTTATCTACCGTCTCCATAGAGCGCCCGAAAGAAGAATCTTCTACATTGACACTGGTAACTTACCTCAGAACAAAGTAGAGAGGTTCATGGAGCGTATTAAGGCGAAGTTCAAGAAAGAAAAATTCTACAACACTGACAGCGGAAACGCAGATGAACGCTACAACCCAATCTCTGCCGAGGAAGATTTCTTCGTTCCTGTAAGTAAGCAAGGAGGTACAAAGATTGAGACCCTTCCTGGCGCTCAGAACCTCGGAGATATCGATGATGTTCGTTACTTCCGCGATAAGGTTCTCGCCGCAATGAAAATTCCAAAGGACTTCATTGTCGAGAAGGACAAGTCGCCAGAAAGAAAAGCCAACCTATCACAGTTGGATGCCAAGTTTGCGAAGGCTGTTATGCGTGTGCAGAGAGACGCCGAAGTTGGTTTGACCGACCTTATTCGTCGTCACCTCCAAATTCGTAATTTCCCTAAGTCCACTTACGCAAACATGGAGATTAAGCTTGCACCTCCCTCAGACCTCAGCGAGAAGAGAAAGCTTGAGCTTGCCGAACAAAAGACCCGCGTGGTACAGGCGGTGAAAGGTCTTGACCTTTTCTCAAACGAGTACATCTACAAGAATTTCTACGATATGAATGATTTGGAAATCGAAGAAATCAAAAAGCAGAAAGAGCTAGAGGCTCCTCCTGCGCCTGAACCTGGGGCTGCACCTGCTGCGCCTGGAGCAGAACAACCTCCTGCTGCACCATCACCACCCGAAGAGGAAGGTAAATAGTTAAAATAACGCTTTTCACACATCTATATAAAACTAGACTATCAACTGTCATGAATTTCAAGAACCTTTTCAATAACAGAAACAAGAGTTTCGTTCGTCTAACTGAAGCTGGTGACTACCTAGGTCGCAGACTTCGGGAAAACCTAACCGTCTACGAGATTGATGATGCCAATGGAAAGGTTACTTACATTAGTGAAAGAAATCATCTTATCTCATGTGAGTACAAAGAAGTTAAAGGTAAGCTTACCTTTGCAAACTTTGTTACAGAAAACCTAGACAAAATCATGTCGGATGATTGTGTAGACACTCTTGTTGAAGGTCGCGTCTCTGACTTTGTGCAGTCGTTGGTGTCTGACCGCTACGACAAGGCGGAGGCTTCCTTCGATTCGGTACTTGATGCTTTCACTATGAGAGCCAAGATTGAGGAGAGCCGCAAGAAGCTCCACAAGCGGTCAGAACGCTTCGGGGAGACTTACAACATCAAGGAGACCAAAAGCTACAAGAAGTTTGTTGAGGCTCTTCCGCTGCTCCAGAACTTCCTTGAGGAAAACAAAGAGGAACTGTCTAAGAACCAGAAGCTTGTAGAAGGTCTTCGCCTGTCAAAGGTTGTCGGGGATACTTACGACTTGCCCAAACTCACTCTTGAGAATCTTGGAGACGAGTACATTGTTATTCCTTCTAACAGCAAGAAGACTCTATACGAAATGGTTTGTGAAAAGGAACTAGTACGTAAAGAGCTTATTGAGGCTAGAGAGTCTTTCAACCAAGTCTGGGCTAGCAGTGACGCGATTAGCACTCTCGCTTCTCACATCTACTCAACTGATGGGGTTCTGAAGAGCGCTATTCGCGAGACCGTTAAAGAGGTTCCTTACCTTGCCCTCTCAAACAAAATTGACCTTATTGCTCTTATGGAGTCCGTTTTTGAGGTTACCAACCCAGGCACTCTCACACAAAAGGATATCAAGGAGTTCGTGAACAAGATTTACGAGTTTAAAAAGCCTCTTAAAACCCAAGTTCTTGACCATCTGAATGAGACTTACGGCGTCAACATCCAAAGCCTAAAATTCATTCCTTCATTCAAGGGTCTTGCCGAGGTTCAATCCGAGGTGCTGGGCATGATGGCTGAGTCCATGGAGGAAGGCATTCTATGTGATGTCCTCAAGGAGTTCTCTCAGACCCTACAAAAGAAGGGTGGCGTACAGGTTCTTGATGTCGCGAACACCATGAGCGATGTTATGCAAGAGGCTAAGTTCGATGTCGTAGATATCCGCGAAAACTTTGATATGAAGAAGCTCGGGGACTACCTCGCTGATGGTATCAATGAAGCTCAGTACTACGGTGACGACGACAAGATGTCCGACACTGGCGGCAATGAGTCTGACGACGAGTGTGACGACTGCAAAAAGAAGCCGTGCGTCTGCAAGGATAAGAAAGACGACAAGAAAAAGAAGCTGTCCAAGAAGCAGAAGAAACTTGACGTAGACGGCGACGGTGAAATCGAGGGCGAAGACCTAGCGAAACTTCGTAAGGAAGGCGTCGCAGAGGCTGAAGCGGAGACTGAAGTAGAAAGCGAGCAGGAGGTTCAAGCAGCCGAGGAGGAGGTTCAAGCAGCCGCCGAAGAATCAGAAGCCGAACAGGCGGAGATGGCTGCTGACGAAGCCCAGGATAAGGATTTCCGTGACCTCGTTTCCGACATCGAAAAAGCTATAAAGGATATTGACTTTGACTTGGAAGACGATGACGACCCTGATGAAGAAGAAGTAGAGGAAGACTAATCGATAGTATACCCTTGCTTCATCCAGTTCATTAGGTTCTGAACGAAACCAGAACGCAATACTAAGACCTCGTATATTAAGTTATCGAGGTCTTTTATTGTTTGCTCTTCGACTTTGTTGCTTTCTTTGATTCTCCGAATTCGGTCCTCGATGACGTTGATACGCTCAAGTGCCGTTGGGGTGAACTGATTTAGTTTTCGAGTTTCTTCGTTGACGTTTTTCATTCTTGTATCTCCATACCAAGAGATTTGTAGGACTTTATCCTTTCCTTGGCGTGTTTTTGTAGATAGGGAGCTTTATCAAAGAAATCAAAGATGAATACTTTTTGTTTCGATTTATGAATTCGCAAAGCTCGACCCATCGCCTGAATCGTGGCAATCTCAGACTTCAAACCCCTCGCGTTGACAAGATGGGTAATCTCAGGAATGTCGATTCCAGTCTGCATAATTGTTGTTCCAATCAGGACCGCCTTCTCTGAGCTAGCAAACTTCTCAATGGTTTTCTTGCGGGAAACGATATCGTCCTTGCCTTCAAGTTTAAGAGACCCTGGGAGAAGCTCGTGAAGAATCTCCGCGTGTTTCAAGTCCTTCACGATAATCAGAGTTCGGGAAGGTTTTTCGGAAATCTTCTTGACAAGCTCAACAATCATAGTATTCCGAAGTTCGTTATCTGTAATATACTTTTCGTATATTTCCCGATACGAAAGTTCCGTATCCTCAATGGTCGTTGTATCCTTTACTGGAATAATTTGAATCAGAGGTTCGGTGAGGAAGCCCATCTCCACAAGCTCCTTGGCGTCAACCTCTTCAATTACCTTGCCTAGCCCAGATATAAGAGTAAGCTTACTAATCGGGTCAGTCGGAACCGTGGCGGTCATGCCGATGCGGTACGTAGCGTTCGGAAATGACTTAACGGCTTTTGACGCTACCTTTCCTTTGCCAAACTCGTGGACCTCATCAAAAATAATGAACTCAGACTGTTGTAGGTGACTATCCAGAACCTTGTCGATGGATTGAATAGTGCATAAAGTGATTGGCTTAATGATAACACCATCACCAAAAGCGAGACCCACGTCAAACCCCCATTCTCGAAGCTGTTCATAGGTTTGGTACAGAAGCTGCTTCTTTGTGAAAAAGATGAGACCTGTCTTGTCTTCAAGAGCCTTTATCAGACCTCCTAGCACAACGGTCTTTCCAGAGCCTGTGGGCGACTTTATGATACAACCCTTCTCGGACAGGGCTTTATGGATTAAATCGCTCTGGTAGGCTCTAAAATCGACCTGAGGGAGCGTGATGCTGTCGTTGTGGGTTGCGTTGCGAAAATCCTCTATTTCATACGGAATGCCTAGATAGTTGAGGTCTTCTTCAATGTAAGAAAGCAGACCTGTACCGAACTTCCCGGTTTTGGCAGAGAAGAAATACTTCTCGCCCTTCCAACCCCCTCTTTTGTAAGCGGAAGAGTATTGGTAGCCAGGAACTTTGGCGCAATATTTCTGTTGAAGTGTTGACAGCAGTTTTTTGTTGTCCGTCTGTAAAACAGAAAAACTATTATTTACAGAAATTCTAATCACTTTTTACTATTATAGTAAAAGATAGCAGCTATCTTAAAAAATTATGAGCGAAGAAAAATCACTAATTGACCTAGCCAGAACGCATATGGAAAAGGCAGGTCTAGACCCCAACTCGTCTGTTGATTTAGAGAACTTGAAGCCAGAGCCAACCCCCGAGCCACCAGCTAAGGTATCTACTGCGCCAGCGCCCGTGAGTGAGGCTAAGACTGTCGATGTCGTAGACACTACCTACGCAGAGGCTCTTAAGAGTCTTCTTGTGAATGTAGAAACTACTCAAGCCTGGAGACGGGTTTCTTTGCCCTCCAGAGGAAAGGCATACATTCAATGTGAAGAGTTTGTAGAGATTCGCCCCTTTACTTTTGCGGAAGAAAGAAAGCTTCGTAGTATGAAAAACGCTAAGGATGGAGAGGAAATCATCCGCTCTCTTTTCAACGCTTGTGTTCGTGGGCTGGACCACGACTCGATGACCCTTTTCGACAAAAACTATTTGTTGTTTAAGCTTCGCGAGATTTCCTACGGTGATGAGTACACCATCGAACCAGAGTGTGAGCATTGCTCCGCGCAGAACAAACTCAGCGTTCTCATCTCTGAAGTTCCGGTGAACTATGTGCCAGATGACTACACCGAACCGTTTAAGGTGGTTCTTCCCGACAGCCAACAGGAAGTAACCTTCGTAAGCCCAAGAAGCAAAGACGAGTTCTATATGCAGTCCATCGATAAGCTCACTGATAATCTGTGGCGCTTTATGGTCTCGGTCGGAAAGTACACCGACGAGAAGCTGAAGAAGGCGTTCATTGAGAACACTACTGTAAAGGATGTTGCTTTCCTAAGAGAGAAGATTGTAAGTAGCGATTACGGAATGCAACTGGATATGAGCTTTACTTGCGCTAACTGCGACGAAGTCTCTAAAGCCGTCATTCCTCTCAACGAGTATTTTTTCTCAGTGAGCTAGGCTTCGTTCTGGAAAGCCTAGCGAAGCAAAGCTATGTTCTCGTGCATCACGGACACTTCAGCCTGTCTGACGTGTTTCTTATGACGGGCATAGAAAGGGAAGAATATCTGGAACAACTTTTAGAGGAAAAACAGAAAGAGAGCGAAGCTTTTTCCTCTAAATAAGTAGGATATGACTACTTTCAACGGAACCACGGTTGTAAACAGGCAGAACCGCCCTTCTCCCCTGTCTAAAACTAAATTAGATTTCTACTTTGTGAAAGACGGGGTTTACACCAACCCTTTCCAAGTATGCTCAGTACATATCTTCCCTAACACGCAGTTCGGAGCGCCAGACCAGTACCTAGACTTAAATGCAGACTCCACAAACTATGGTTTGGTCAGCGCGACTGGTCAGGAGAAGATGGTATTTCGTAATATCAACTTCCCTGCATTTACCCCGTGCGCGGAACCTTCAGGATTTCCGGCTCCCTCAGCTTACGACGGGACTAGCAACACGGCGAGCAGTATTTATCTGACCGACGCGGGTCATTTCTCTGTCATCCTCCAGACGGGAACAGAGTTTTTCCCACTTT